TCATTAAGATCAGCCAGATTGCCCTCGACGTAGTTGCGCTCAACTACTATATCCTTACACCAAAACGAACCAAGCGGAACTTGGAAGAAATCAGCGTGTCCTCCTGTCGACCCATTGTTCAAGTCCGAACACCAGTTGTCTTGAATCCAGTGGTTGCTTCCCATCGGACGGATGAAGTCACCCTCGCTCGTTGTGTGGTTTACTTGGTTCGCACGCACGACCCAGTTCGACCCATTGCTGATCTCGACGACGATGTAACCAATGTTCTCAAACCGACAGTTATCGACGCGCCCATTGAGTGCGCCATTCGTCGGGGACGGGTCACCAGTCGCTGCGACATAGAGTCCACGGATTCCATCCGGTGTGTCATGCACGTAATTGTCGACCCAATGCACATTGTCCGCCGATTGGTAATTGTACTGCGGGGAGTTCGCGGCGTCCGCGACGGAGTAATCCAATTCGAATCCACGAACAGTGTGGTTCGAAACTCGGACCTTGAACCCTGAAGCCCGCGCACCCAGACCGATGAACTGGATGCGATTGGTCGACGCGGCGACGTCCCTCGATATGTCGACGAACTCTGGGTAGTACCCGGAATGTACCGCCACATAATCCCCTGCGGTAACGACTGAAGCAGCCTTTGCAATGGTGAGCCACGGAGCCGCTGCCGATCCGGTGCCGGTCGTGTCGTTCCCGTTCGTGGCGACGTGAAAGACGTCGTAGGCGTAGCCGGACTGAGCGGCGACGCTGTAGGTGCGGGTCGTGGTGTTCGACGCGCCTGAGCTGTTCACCGTGGTCAGCGAAACGACATGCACCCCGGGATTGAGGAACACATGGGACTGCGTTGGCTGGCGGGTGATGACCGTGGCTCCGTCCCCGAAGCTCCAGATGAATTGACTGGTGCCATACCATTCGTTCGTGCTGAAAGTCCCGCTGATGGAGTTCGTGGCGCTGAACGCTATCTCGACGGGAACCGACCCGAGTCTATCCGGTGTGCCGTAGGGGCGAGCCTTGTTGGTCCGGTCGTAGAACTCGGCGGCGTGCCAATTCGTGTTGTAGTTGGTCCCCGTGGCGTCCTGCCAGGCGTTCAGCGTGGTCTGATTGAAGTAGGCGATTGGCTGGCCAGTCGTCACACCTCGAGCTGCCAGAGCCCCCCAGGAGAGCAGCGCAACCGGCGAGTTCGGCATGGGTCGCAATCCGTCGTCCGAGGTGAACGGGATTCCGTCAGTCCCGCGAGGGTTGTGCGGGTCGATGAACAGCGGGTTGACTCCGTTCAGACCGTTGGTCTCGCCAAAATTGCGATTGCGTCCGAAGCCAAGCGTCTCGGATGCGGAAACGAGGTTCCTGTTGGTTTCGACGTTGGTTGACCCGGTGACCGAGTAGAAACCCGAGTTAGTCGAGCTGTGATCACCGACATCCACGAACAGATTGGAAACGATTGTGACGCCGTCGATGCCGCCAGATCCAAGCGTAAGTGCGGTAGACTGCTGATCATCGTAGGCGAAGCGGTAGAACGTGTTCCGCCTGATGCGCGTCCCGTTCTGCCCCCCGGAAAGCGATGCCCCTACGCCGACAAAAACATTTCCTTCAATAACTAAATTCGTGCTCGCTACGTCGTCATCAAACTGGCCGAGTGGATTGTGGATGTTTTCGAACCAGTTGCTTCGAATCGTGACATCTCGAGCGATCAGACTTCCAGTGTGCAGAAACCCGATCTGATAATCGTAGACCCTAGAGCCGCCTGCGGGATGGTAGAACGAATTGATTTCATCAGGCGAGTAGTGGACGAAGTTCGTGCAGTTGAGAAATAGGTTTTGCTCAACAAGTATATTCGTACCGGCTGGAATGACGGCCTTGAATCCATTCAGGCCCTCGAACCGATTCCCACGAATGGTCACGGTATGGCCGCGATCCGCCACGATGCCTGCGCCCCATAGGTTCGTGAACGTGCAGTTGACCACGGTGAGGTTGCTCGCGGAGTAGCTGGACGCCGGGATGAGCTGGACGCCCGTCATTCCCTCGTACGTGCTCCCCGCATTGATCGGTGCCCAGACAGATGTTACCGGCTCATTCGTCCAGGCTCCGCTCAATGGCTGAAGTCCAAGGGTGGTGCCGGAGATGTTGGTTATCGTCCAGGAGTACCCGTAGGAATTGTACTGGTAGTTCGTCAGCCCGCTCGAACCCATCCAGATGACGCCACCCACACGGAAACCGCGGGCCGCCCAATCCACGGCGGCATTGCTGACCGTGCTGTTCGTGGTGTTGATCACCATCGGATACTCCGCAGCGAATACGCCTGGACCGATCACGCAATTGCTGACGACGAGGTTGTGCGAGTCGTTCTCGACGCGGACGTGAGACCCGAGCGAATTCTGAGCGCCGCGCAGTTCAAGCGAGAGGAGCGAGATCCCAGGGGCGTCGTTCACTCGGAATCCCTGGAGGCTCGCGAGGCCAGAACCAGAGTAAGTGACGTTACTTCGGGTGAGGGTTACGTACTCCTCGAACCGACCCGGGCCGATGATCACCGTGTCACCCGAGTTCGCCGTCGTTGCTGCCTTCGTGACAGTAAGCCACGGGGTTCCGGAGCTTCCGTCCGCGCTGTCGTTGCCATTCGTCCGGACATAGTAGGTCGCCCCAGACGCAGAGAGCGCCAGGAACAATAGCCATGAAATGACAATGCGCATCTTTATGGCGCCTGGAGCGTGCGCCAGTAGGTGATGGTCGATGTCACGTCGGTCCCGGTGGAGTTGTTGCGGCGCCACGTGGTTCCATCAAACCAGACCGATACCCACTTCGCGCTCACCCACCCGTAGCCTTCCCACGGTGCTTGAACTGTGGCTGTTGGTTGCTCGTCAGAGACAAGGATTGGAGCCTCATCACGGTCGAGTATCTCCCGAGCCAGCGGGCGACATTCGTCGACAAAATCGCGAAAGTTGTTCGGCATACCTTGAGCCCGAACGCGGGCGGCCACGATTTCTAATAGGATTGTTTTTCTGTCAGTCATAAATCAGTAGGAGATCACCACCACAATGCCGTTGCCTCCGTTGCCTCCGGCCCCGGAATTGTTTCCGTTTAAAGAAGCACCACCACCACCTCCGCCGGCTCCATACGTCCCTCCATCTCCACCGGCACCCGCAGCAGCCGAGATGCTCGAAGCACCACCTCCACCTCCGGAACCTCCGATGTAAACATCAGCCCCGGCTGCATTTCCTGCGCCTCCGCTTCCTCCCGATGATCCCGCCGTGCCACCAGGCAATTGACTTGATCCTCTCCACATTCGTGGACCCTCTCCGCCAGCGCCACCGTTTGAAGCACTGTTTCCAGATGTGATTCCACCGCCACTTCCTCCGCCTGCTGGAACAACCCCTGCCGAACTCGTGCTTGATCCGTTCGCAGTGGTTCCAGCTGCACCTGTTGCGGATGAAGCCGCCCCAATCGGGCCAGTAAATTTTCCATAACCTGCGGTTGACGCAGTAGCCCCGTCCGCGTCCCCACCGCCGCCAGAAAACCCGCCTCCAGCAAACACCCAATTCCCAAAAGTAGAATTTGTTCCGGAAGTTCCGTTGGAGCCATTCGCATCATTCGAAGTTTGCACAGATGCACCAGCCCCTCCTCCACCAACCGTAACCGTCTCGGTTGATCCTAAAGCAGAAGCTGGAAGCCAGTTGTCTGAGTAGCCTCCAGGTGCGCCACCGGCACCCCCAGATCGGATCGTCCCTGCTGCTCCTCGCCGACCAGCACCGCCACCACCACCTCCGCCAATCGCCAACACGTAGACCATTGTCTTGCCGCTCGGCTTTGTCCAAGTGTTGCTTCCGACCGCGCTGAAAACCTGCACATCCGCCGCTGGCGCATTACTCCATGCCGGAACTGTCGCAGTTACCGCGAGATATTGACCTTGCGTCCCCTTCGCCAGATTCGTCCAGCCGGTTGCGTCTCGGTAAAGAAGGTCTCCCGTCGTGCCTGCGCCGATGCCAGCGACACGGGTGAGAGTTGAGTTGGTTCTCTGATAGAGCGCCGACGCCTCGGCCTCGGTCAGATGGGACGCCGCATAATCGAGGATGTTTGTTCCTCCGATGGTCGCAGAAGTCGTGAATGCCGGGGACGCGAGACGAGCCATCGCCGGATCGAGCCAAGCCGCTGCGACCGTACCGGACCGGATCTCGGTGCCGTTTAGGTTCGTCCAGCTTCCGCCGTCCAATGTCCCGGTGAGGTTGGATGATGAGTTTGCCGATGCGTAGAGCGACGCGAATGGGACCTGCACCGCGTCGGCTTGAATCGTCTCGAAAGAGACGGTGCCGGTGAACGATGGAGATTCCAGGGTTGCATACGTTGATGCCGCCGTTGCGCTGAGCAGGTATGGCGAGAGCGAGCTGGTCCTGAGAATCGCCCCGGTGCCGGTCGTGTTGGTGATGTTGAGTTCTCCGGCATCAACCTCGAAATCGGCTGACACGGAGGATACCAATCCGGTTCCACCACCGCTTCCGCCTGTAGGATTCGCCCAAACCACGTTTGTCCCGCTCATCGTGAGCACCTGGCCGTTGGTCCCCTTTCCGTAAACCACCCAGGCGGACCCAGACCAGATGACTTGATCGCCTTGGGTAAGTGCGGTGTTCGTGGAAATACGAACGGCGAACGTCTGACCAACCGCGGAGAGCCCAAACAGGAGCGAGAGAGTGAAGATTGCGAGTCTCATGATTCGACCAATTGAGTGATTCCGTTCACCACGGCAACGGACAGGGTGACAGACTGACCAGCCGCATTCGTGAATGTGATCGCACGAACCCCGGAGAGATTCCCGTTGTCGTCCAGAACCATCGTCCCGCCCTGGATGAGTTTCCCGGTCGTTCCACTGAACCTGACCACGGTGTTGTCAGTCGAGGAGGACGGACCGTAAACGTCACCGGACCCGCTCGGTAGGATTGGGTTGGCGACGCCTTCCGTGACGATCGAAGCGATTGAAACCGTCCCCGAACCCGAAGGCACCGCGATGAGAAACGCCGCGGTCTGCGACATCTTCACCGCGTAGGACCCCTCCGTCAAAACCAACGCCGAGACCGGCTCCCCTGCGCTGAACGTGACTACAAGCTGGTTCGCCGAAATCACGTCCGAGTCCACCACGCGGGCAAGCTGAAGCGGGTACGGTGAGAACGTCACCACACCGGAAAAGTTGGCTCCCCACGGAAGTTTTAGCGGACCTATGATTGTGGCCATGGCCTTACGGGAGGAAGGTCAGAGTCTCAACGGTGGTGACGGTCGAAGCTCGAACCGCGGAAGACGACACCAGCCGGAACGTGGAAGGCTTCGCTGGTCCGTTCGGCGTGGTATATTCGACGATGTTCGAAGGAAGGCTCTCGAGCCCCGCCGTGTTTGTCGCCGTGATCATCATGAACCACCGGCCTCTCGCAGGTAGTTGAATCTGAGTCGTTGACACCAGCCCAACGTTTTTTGCGTGGGTCCAGGCGTTGGTGTCTTGGGTCAGGTAAACCCGGTATCCGCCGAGGTCGGGTTCGGTGTTTGGGTTCCATGCGAGGCCAACCGTGTCCGAGTTGACGACGTTCGTCTGGGCCTGCGAGACCGCAGGAACCAGCAGCGCGAACGCGAGGAGAGAGAGTGCGAAGAGTGTCTTCATTCAGTTTGCAGTTTGGGTTTTGAAGGTTGGTCGATGGGGGCCAAAATCCATTTCATCCCCGCAGGCGCCGTGGGTTGTGCTGGCGCGGATTGCGACGGCGGGATCCCGTACATCATCCTGCCGATGTCGCTAAGCGCTCGGAACGATTCCACCGCCTGAGTCAGTCCGTCAGTCTGTTGGGAGGATTCCTTGATCTTCAGTCCCTGGATTCCTCCGTCCTGTTTGGCTTCAAAACCTTTGAGGGCTGTTTGTCCGGCTCCGAGCGCGGTGCCCTTGGCTCGCGTGGTTGTCTCCCTGACTTCCGTGGTGATCGCGTTTGTCTTGCCGGTCTTGTCGATCTCATAACGGGTCGTTGTGTTTCGGTCGATTTGCCGAGTGCCCATCTGAGCGCACCCGGTGAGCAGGAACGCGGCAGAAGCGATGATTGCGAGTGTTGATTTCATGGCACGTAAAGCACATTCACCCCGCTGAGGTTGGTCACGTAGACGCGGTCCGAAGTCCAAACGGACCCTGTCCACCGGCTGAGCACCATCATGGTTTCGTTCGTGGCCCTTGATGAAAGCTGGCGAGCGTTGAAGTAGGCCGCGTCGATGCGCGACGCTTCTCCGTTCGGGACAACGGTAAAGAACACCTCTGCCGGCGTGTCGCTGGCTCCCCAGTTGTCGGATGTCCGGATTCCCATAGAACCACCGATTGACATGGTGGACGTGTTGGTTGCCGTTCCTGCTCCGATGATTTCGATGAGCTGGGCCCCATTCGGGACTGGCGCGAACGATGAGGAAGACACCCCGTAATTCCTTCCTGCGAACAGTCGAACACCCTCAGCCAGCCCATTGGTGGAGTTCACCTGAGCGTAGACGAGCGCCGATGTATATGTGCTGTTTATGGAAATCGCTGTCTGGCCGGCACCGCTGTTTGCTCCGGAGAGAGTTCCGCTAGATCCACCCCAATAAATTGGACCCGCGTATGGGAACGTTGGTGCATAGTACCACGACTCGTCTGCGTTCGCGACGTCAGCGGCTATGTAAATCCTTTTTGATGTTCGATCGTATGATATCGCTGCTGAGTTTGTAAGGTCGCGTGGATCCCACCGTGTAAATCCAGCAGATGATGGCACGTAAAGGTTTCCTGTCGTGCCGTTCCATGATCCGGTAATTCCGTCGACATCGACAATCACGCTATACGGTATCCCGTCTCCCTCATAAGGCCTTGATACGTCAAAAACATTTCCTATTAGAGTCGAGAAACGCGATGAAGAATCCGCCGCAAACCCAAGCGCCGAGTATCCAGTCAAACCACGGTCTCCGCCTTGGTTTCCTGTAAATGTGTTGTAGACAGCTCCGCCTCTTAATCGGATTGCTGCAACGTTGGTCGAAGCGTTTCCTGGTCCGTTCAAGATCCAGACGTTGTTACCGACAGCGTTCCGGCTTGCCGCAGAGCCTTCAAAGATTACGCCGCCATCATAGTTGCTATGTCCGTGATTTCCAACGATTGTATTGGAGTCGCCTTGAATCAGCATACCGACTGATGGACCGTGCCCTATGTACCACGTGCCGCTTCCTGCGTCGGTGATGTCTACAACGTCCGAGGCGTAGAACGAACCCGTCAGCCCAATTTCGTCCACGTAGACCAGCGAGACCTTGAGCGTCTGGTCTCCGGTCGGGATCGCGTAGTAGTCGGTATCAGCCACCAGCCCGGACGGGAGTGTTCCCGTGTCCGTCACGAACCGAACGATGTGGCCACGGCGAAGTCTGTGACCAAACCCGCTGGATACCGTGATGGTGTCAGTCGAAGCGTTTGCTGATGCCTCCAATTCGTACGGAGGGACAGCAGTCCTAGGGTTTACGCCATATTCATAGACTCCGTTTGCTATTGTGGAAAGGTTCACACCCCACGTGAGGCCAGGTCCTTTTGCTCCGTCAAAAAAGTTACCGTTGAACCGCATGTCTGCGCTACCCTTTACTACGGCACCTAAACCCATTGGACCCTCGCATCGCTCAACAAACATTGAGTTCACGACATACGCTAAGATTGGGTGGTTCGGCACGTAATAGAACCCAATGTTTTCCACGCTTAGCGATCCATAACGGTCAACCCAAATCCCATCAGATGCCTTGGCAAGTGCGCCGTATATGACAAAGTCACGAAGCGAAGACCGTCCCCATCGCGAGGAAACGTTTCCACCTCCTAGATTTAACAGCGGACGAGTCAACAGCAATGGACCTTCGCCTTGCGTTTGGTCGAACAGAAATACGCGATTCGTAGCGCCAAACCATGGGATCAAAAACGAAGTGCCTGGGATGAATCCTCGGCGGAATGCGGAAGGGTAAGGCGATGCGCCCCCACCGCGCCAAGCGGTCTGCATGCCGCCAAGAATCTCACCGTCAATGCGCCACCCGCCTGGGCCGAAGTATACCCGACCTCCGCCCTTCCAATCGCAGTAGGCCGCCGCGCGGTTGAACGCCTCGGTGTTGTCCTGCGGTTCCTCGGTTGTTTCCGGAGTGAAGTCGAGAGCCTTTCCGGAAGTTCCGGACGGGTCCGACGCCTGGCCTGACGTGAGAGCTGTCGACCAAAGCGCAAAGCGTTGGATCGCCTTCGGCCAGTACCAGATATTGCCATTGTTCCCGACCTGAACAAAGACCTGCTCGTTGAGCGCGAGAGCCTTTCCCCAGCCTGCCGGGTTGGAGTTCGTGAAGTTCGCTGTGACGTTTGTTCCGTTGAAGTAGAGAGCGACGTTGGTCCCTGATCGCGTCAAGACGATGTCGACCGTCTGCCCGGCCCATGCGGCAACCGTTGCCGGGGTGGCATCCAAGGCAGCCGCGTCGGTCTCAATGGTTCCCACACCTGACGCTCCATTGGTGCTTCGGAATACGAACCCCCAGACATCAGGAGTCGCTCGCATCCCCAGCGCTGAGCACAGGTCAGTCGATGACGCCGTGACGTTTGTCGTTGGAGCCCTCCCAAGTTCAAACATCCCGTATGCCTGCGGGTAGGTCGTCGGGAACGTGGTGCGAACCCACAGCGAAAACGGCCCGGTTCCAATCGCCTGATTGGTGTAGAGGTATCCCCAAGGCACCGCGGTGTATTTCGGGAAGTACGGCTTTGCGCCGAAGACGCGGACATCCCCTTGCCAGTCATGAACCCACCGGCCAACCCCGGTTGCCGTCGCAAGGCAAACCATGCTGGTTGGCGCCGTGCTGGTTTGGTCGTACCGAAACGAAATCGGCTCCATGCCGCGGTCGCCGGATGCCGCGTTTCCCTTCACGTAAACCACCTGGGTGGAGTTCGTGAGCGGCTTCCGCGCCACAAGCTGCGCGATCGTGTCGACCGTTGTGGAAGGTTGACCGAGCGCCGCTAGGCAAGAAAGGAGCAGGATGAAAAGCGTCGGTCTCATTCGCGTTGGAAGATCGAAAAGCCGTTTTCGGAAGCGTCGTAGAACCCTGCCACACCGTCGTCCGGACCTTCGTAGTCTGCGTCGAGTAGGAACGTCGCCGGTCGTCCATTGCCGGCCTCGCCGATGTCCACGCGAGAAGCCACGATCGTGACTGCCTGCGCTTCGGCGAGCGTGGCGAAGTAAGGGTAGTCTTGGCGAAGAACCGGAACCGCTCCGCCTTCTCCAATCTCGTCGAGTGGATAGGTTCCAGACCCAGCAGGAACCACGATTTCAAACTGCACTGTCCCAGGGATGTTCACCTTGTACGGCCCAGCCTGGAGCGTGAAGTTGTAAGCTCCGGTCGTGGTGTGCGTGTAGAAAATCTCCGCGGCGTTGTGCTGCAATGCGCCGTTGTCGTCGAACGGCGGGTTGCTCATCCGCACGCGGATAGGTACTCCGGTTGCCAGAGCCCCGGAACCGCGCTTGAGAATGCCAGCGATGGTTGCCATCAGAGTTTCAGTTGGGCTGCCTTACGCGCCATTGCCTTGTAGAGCGCGTCGGCCTGCCTTGGTGCTGCGATCATGCGGGCTCGCCAACCCTCGCGCTCAACGCGCTCCGAGTGCTTCTGAGCAAAAGGCAAATCGTTTGAGCATCGGATTTCGAAAATGTTGTCTGAACCTGAACCCGTGAATGTCCCAGGAATTCCCCTGTGTCTTGCTACCCATGCCGGGGGACGAAACGTCGACTTACCACGAAGCGCGTCGATTGCGTAAAGCGCGTAAAGGAATCCGGCCTTTGCTACGCCTGTCAGCTTCTTCTTGGCCTTCTTGAACCTCTCGACATTCTGAGACTTGAACGCAAACCACTGAGGATTTCCTTTTCTGGCTCTGCCTTTTTCGTTCCGCGAATAGTTGTGCTTGTCCTTGTCCGGCTTCTCGACCACGCCAGCAACCTTCTTAAAACCGATCTCTCGCAAGATGGCCTCCGCTTTGAGCGCGTTCTTGGTGGATGCAATCCGCTTGAACACCTTGGCAATCTCAGGCTTTCGAATGATGGCGAAAACGCTGTCCATTCCTCGGAAAACACGGTCGACGTCCCTACCGATTGCGCTTTCCCCGAGCTTCTTTTGAGACCCCGCGGATTCTTTGAGCGGAGAACTTCCAAACGGAGGAAGCAGTTTGATCGCGTCCCGACACCAAAGCGCCCCTTGATCCAAGACAACCTCCCGCTGGGTCTTGCCTTGGAGTTCGCCAAGTCGCCTGAGCGCCTCGGTGAAAGCGTCAATGTCGGGTTCGATCTTCACTCGTTTTTGGAGATGATGGACAAGATCCACTTGACCGAAGTTTTCTGAACCGCATCCACCGCCCAATCGCTACCGTCCACCGTCACCGTGTGGCCCGCTTCCGGTGTGTAATCCTCGCTCGTCAGGAATGAGAGCGTGGCGGTTGCTTCAACCCTGATCCCGCCAGGCGTCAAAGAGTCGCCAAATCCTTGAACGTCCAAAACGCACGGGAAGCTTCCCGTCACACCGTCAGCCGTGAACGTGTCGCCAAGGTCATCTTGGAGCACGGTCTCAGCTTCGGTAAGTGCGTCTCGGATTTCGGACATAGGATAAAGGCCGCTGGCCGGACCACCACGAACCGACCAGCGGCTTGCGTGACCCAACTTAGAACTTCAGCGCGACCGTTGCGGAGATCGCCGAGGAGTCGGTCGTAGACGCGCCGTGTGTGACCTTGGCGCGGATGTAGCGAGCGCAGTTGCTCGGGAGTCGAACGCGGATGTCTTGAGCCGCAACACCGGTGCCACCCGAGGCGGTGAACGTCTTGGTGTAGAGCGTCGCGTCAATCGTCGAGAAGTTCGTCGCCGTGCACGTCTCGATGATGTAGGTCGTCGTTCGCGTGTCAGGAACCAGCGTCGAACTCAACGCCGGGATCACCAGCGAAACTTCGACTTCTTCCGGTTTGAACGTATCAGCACCCAAATCGAACGGCGTCGCTTGATTGGTGCTGGCAGATGCGGAAGCCGGCAGCGTGAACGTAGTGCTGAATCCGGAGTCCCCGAGGTTTCTGGCAAATTCATTGGCCATAATGCTTGGTCAGTTAGAAGCGTTTGTTGTTGGTTACAGCGTCAGAGCGTCAGAGCTTCAGTGCTCAGAATGCTGTCGGTGCAGACGATCGGAACTCCGAATGCCTCGGTTGGGAGCGGAGCGATAACTTCGCCGGTCGGCTTGGTTCCGCCCTGGCCAAACAGCGTGACAGTGCGCGCTTTCTGGAGTTGCTTGCGCGAGCGCCGGTTCATAAACAAATGCGTCGGCTGAACACCCACCGGGAACGTGGCCAGGAGATCCGCAATCAAGGAGTCGGTGAGACCCTTTCCGGAGTCTTCCGTGAGCTTCTTGATGCGGCCCACCGCGTATTTCGAATACCACGCGGCACCAACGAAACCCTCCATGGAGTTTTTCCAGGCGGTCATTTCCTTGGATGACCTGGTGATAGTCTGCTTGCGCCAGTCTCCAACCGTGAAAACGCCATCACGGCCAAAGATCAGCTCGAAAAACTTCGGGTTGGCAACGACTGCGTAAACGCTGGAGCCGGTGCTTGAGGTTGTCCCAGCCGCGTCAACGACGAGACCGGAATCCACGATGTTGACCGCGCCAGGAAATCCGTCAGCGTCGCCGCCGGTGCCGGTGCCGTACCAGACTTGCGTTCCGCCGGTCAGAAGGAAGGCTCGAGCGTGACCGTCCGCCTCCATCATGAGAGCGTGGTCTTCGCCCTGTTCGTCGGCCTTGGCAACAGCAACGTCCATTTCCATCTGGCCGTCGTAGTAGAACGTTTCGAACGTCTTGTTGACGTATGTCGACTTCGTCGGCTCCACGCCTTCGTTGAGCTTTCGGAATTCGCCGGTCGGGTATGCGGTACGGACGAGACCCTTGAACGAAGTCCCGGAAATCGACCGCGCAGGAAGCACTTCGATTTCAGGAGCCGCGTTAAGGTTTTCCTCGATGAGACCGAGTGTAACATCGCTCCCGTTCATCTTCGCGATGTCGAGAGCGGTAAGATATGCGTAAGCCATATGTTTTGGTCAGTGAGTTGTGATCGGTTGAATTGATCAGTTGCGCGTTGCGATTTGCGCCTTGAACGCGGCCTGGACTCGGTCCAGTGGACGCTTGGGTTGCTCTTCCTTTTTCGAGGAATCCGATTGGCCCATCTTGTGACCAAGCTCAGCAGCAGGAGCCGCCTTGATGCTGGCCATCTGGACGCCTGCAACAGCGCGATCGGTGACGTGAGCCTTCACCCATGCAGCGCGGGTTTCGGGTTTGTCCTCGATCTTGCCTTCGCTCACGGCGCGATCGACAGCCGCCTCGGCGAATGCCTGGCGCGTTTCGGCGTGTGCCTTGGTTTCAGCTTCGAGTGAAGCCTTGGAGGACTCGGAGTCGGCCTTGTTCTTGTTGATCCATGCAGTCACTTGCGCTGCCGCCTGTTCGTCCGTCGATTCGGCGGAAGCGACAAGCCCGCACGTTGCGAGAATACCCATTAGGGCTTTCATGTCTTCCTTGTGTTTGTCGGTTGTGCTTCCGCCAACGTCGGCGGGTTTTTCCTGCGACGAAGCCGCAGAAATCTTGTCGACCGCATAAGCTGCCAAGGCTTTTGGAACCTTGTTGAACTTGGATGCGTCAAACTTGTTGAACTTGGCAGCGTCGCTTGTGCTTTGGTCTGCGATTCCAGCCGCGACGGCTTCGGCTCCGGTGTACCAAGTCTCCTCTTCCATTGCGCTGAGTACGTCCTCGCGTCGTCGCCTGGAACGTCCAGCCATCACGTCCGCGATCACGTCCCGATGTTTGTCGAGTACGTCCGCGTTTTTCCGCATTTCTCGGGAGTTGCCTACAGCAACCGACCAAGGGTCGTGTTCCATCACCAAGGCCGAGTCCGGAACGATACGAACGGCGCCGGCTTGAAGGATGAGGGAAGCGATCGAAAGCGCGTAGCCGTCAACGCGCACAGTGACTCCGCCGCGGTCCTTGATCGCATTGAAGATCGCAAGACCGTCGTCGATTGCACCTCCGGGGGAGTTAAGCCCGATCGTGACTGCGGTTCCTTCAGGGATTGACTCGAGAGCGTTCCGGAATCCGGTGGAGTAGGTGCAGGAGTTGTCATCCCATGAATCTCCGATGAATCCGTCGACGATGATTTCCGCCTTCGCCTCACCTTGGTTTCGAATTGAAAGCCAGCCTTCCCTCATACGGTTGCTCCTTGTGGTTGTTCTGCCGGCTTCTGAAGTGTCGTTGCCAAAGCCGAATCCGATCCCCTCATCTGAAGTGCCAGCTCGAATGAAACACCGGTCTTTTCCGCGAGCTTCTGAGCGCGTTGGATTCTCTGCTCGGCTTCCGCGTCGATCTGGTCTTCGTGCCTCCGCCAGTCGGTTCCCCATCGACCGTGAAACTCTTGACGGGACATGTACCCGCCCTTCACGTCCTCGCGGTCCTGAGCGGCTTCCCGCCCAGAGTCGACGGTGGGAGACTTTGGCATCTGCCAGGAGACCGCGTCTCGCCAACCAACCGGAAGGCGTTCGCGTCCCATGACAAACTCGATCACGTAATTGCGGATGCGGAGAAGTTGTCGAGCAATCCGCGCCTGGGTCTGCTCAAACACTCGGGAAGCAACTGCGATGTCCCTGCGAGTGTCGGCGCCGCCCACCTTGATCTGGAGAACCACCGAGGGCGGAATCCTTCCTGACAGGATGATCATGTGACCAAGCCAGTCCACAAAGTCCGTGAACCGCTCGTTTGGAACCTCGGCCTTGTACGCCTCCCACTTGTCACCGTGCTTGATGACCTTGGCCTCGACTCCGAACTGCTCCCGGTAATACTTGGCGCCGTCCTCGTCATCGCTACCGTTGAGCGTGGCACCTCCTGTCTTGATCAAATCGTCCGGGTCAATCTCGCCGGCCTCGGTTGTGATGATGTCCGTTTTCCCAGCCGCTTCCTTCACCGCCTGCTTGTAGAGCGCAAAAATGTCGTGGATGTCCCTGGCGGTAGGGAACGCCGCGGCGAGCAACGGGATGCCTCGAACCTGACCCGGTCTTTCCGGGTCGAACTGATGAATGAAGTTCTTCCTGTCGACTTTCTCAAACGTCTCTTGATTCAGCGGGTTGCAAAAACGAATGTCGTAGGCAGTCGGCTCGTTGTATTTGCCGAGCCAAACCCCGTCGAAGTAGTCCGCAGACAACGTTCGGTATTTCGAACCGATGTCAACACCGTCAATAGCGACAACCTTCGGCTGGTTGAAATCGTTGCTGGTCAGGATCGTTCCCGAGTCACCGGACACAAGCTCGGCGCGGTAGAGTTGCGCTTGGAGCATCGGCCAGTTTGTTCCACCGCGAAGCTCGCAGTGTTCTGCGAACTCTTGGAAGACTTCGTCCGACCGCTTGTCAAAGCTTTCGGTTCCCGTGCTGGAGTATGGCCAGAGACCAGACCCGATGACGTAGGTGACAAGCCGCTCGATGATCCCGCGATAAAACGGCGCGTTGTCGTAGAGGTCCCTGGAATCATCAACGAGACGGCGCCGAATCGTCGGCGTGATCTCGCGATAAATGTGCTGCGCCGTGAATGACGGAGAGGATCGGTTGTAGCCTTCGGAGGTCTGAAACCGCGCCTGCGGACGCTGGAACATGCCACGCGACGGAACACCCAAGGCGCCAAGGCAGCGTTGAAGTTGCGGGGAGTGCGTGTTCAATGCGCAAGCCTCGCAAAAGAGGTTGAGACGTACCGAACCGGAGGAAGAACCAGCGCAATCGCATCAGCGACGGCGTCCTCGGCGATGAAGTCACGCGCCCACTCGGTCAGCGCGGCGAGGTCTTCAAGCCCCATGTCCTCCGCGAATTCGTAGGAGGAAGAAGTTCCAGTGGATGAAGCGGACGTGAGACGCTTACCCCCCGCCGTGATCTGACGCATGACAACGTCGTCGATGCCGTCAAGGTATGCGCCGCGACCTTCTTCGGTCGACGGGTCCGCATTCCGGTAAACCGCCCGGAGAAACCACTTGCGAACTCGAACGGCAGGAAGCGCCACGGGATGAGCGTGGCGAATGAATCAACTAACAAACAGAGTCACTGTAGAAGCCTGCGTGTGACTGTAGGAGACTGAGTGCGTTTGCATGGTTCCGGATTCTTTGCGAGCCATGCAATGGCAGCGGTCAGTGTGGTGCGTTGCGCAACCATCCGAAACCCTCTGCGCTTCATCCAAACCACGTAGGAACGGGAGCGGCCAAGACGTGAAGCGAGTTCTTTGGCGGACAGAAGAGGCTCGTCAATCATGCCAAGGTCTCCTTGTCTATCGGAATTCCAACTCTGAGCCCCTTCCACAATGCAAAGGCAAGCCCTTGAATCTCGCAGTCTAGGTAATGGTCGCGAGCGTGGGTCGGCTTCCACCATTCCCACGAACTGCCGCCGCCCTTCTTAAAAGTAAGTCGTCGCCTCTTGCTATCCATCTGGCGCCAATACTCGTCATCCTTGTCTGGGTCCAAAATGATCCCGAAAGTGACACCGTGACCAACCATCTTTCCGGTTCGTAAGTCTTGCAGGATGTCGAGGATCTTATGCGACGCGAACTGGAACAGGAAAAGGATGCCTTCGATGTCTTGCTGTTTTGGCTGATCAACTCTTCCGAACGGCTTTGGCTGGTCTCCTTTCTTCCATTTCTTTTGCCAAGTCTTGTCGCGCTCGAACCCCTTTGCTGGATTCCAGCCCGTTAGCCTTTGCTCGCTTCTTACTTTTCCGTTCCAGTCTGTCCATCTCCCGCATCCTCCAACCATTCCGCTCCCGCCTCCTGGCAGCGCCGGCCGTGCTGGGCCAGGCTGCCAACCCATCGGACCCGGTTCACGGCTCCAAGGAGGTCGGTCGGTGGATTGACTCCGTTCTCCCCCTGCTCCGCCAGGACATCGTTGACGCCTTCGCCAAGGGGGATTTGCCGGATGACGAAGAGGGGGAACCAAAGGAATGAACACCGTCTGCCGTCGCGACTTCCTCAAAGCAACCTCCCGCTGGGTTGCCGACCGACCCACGCTTCTCCCAAGCCAGTGGGCACTCGACACCGTCACACTCCCAGCGAGCGAGGAACGCGGCCAAGGTCCCCTCTCGTGGTCGGGCCGCGAGTTCTGCGCTGAGCCGCTGGACTGCTTCGCTGACCCCATCGTTTCCGACGTGGTCTGTTGCTTCGGCTCCCAGATCGGCAAGACCGTCCTCATCATGTGCGGCATCGGTTACCTACTCGACTGCGACCCGTGTGGGATTCTCTGGGTGATGCCGGACAAGGATCTTGCGCGTTCATTCTCCCAAAGCCGCTGGATGCCGTTCGTCGAGTTGAACAAGAACCTCGCGCCACTCATCCCGCGCGGCTCGCAGCGCCACAAGTGGGCGAACCTCGCGCAAAAGGTCGGCGGCTCCTGGGTCAATTTCGTGGGGTCAAACTCTCGAGCGGGACTCTCCTCCCGCCCAAAGCGCATCGTGGCTCTGGACGAAATGGACAAGTTCCCCGTGGAGACCCGCGGCGGAGAGGCTGGCGCCATCAACCTGGCAGAGCAGCGCGTGAAGGACGCGGCGATGCCGAAGCGCATCAAGACCTCCACGCCGTCAACCTCGGACGGTCCTGGGTGGGTTGAGTTTCTCAAAGGGGACCAGCGCCGCTATCTGGTTCCGTGTCCGCATTGCCGCGCTGGGGTGTTTCTGGCGTGGCTGAAAGGACAGTCAGAGCTGAAACCAGATCCACGCGACGCGCACATTGCATGGGACGAAACCGCCAAGCGGGATGACAACTCCTGGGACTTTGA